GTAACGAACATACCCGGAGCTTATTCGACAACCCTCACGCCTTATGTTCGTGAACCCCTAGAGGCTTTCGGCGATGATTCGATTCGGAGGGTGGTGTTGGTCTGGGGAGCGCAGACCTCAAAGACTACAACGATTCTCGCTGGCCTAGCCTACCGAGTAGCAGAACGGCCTTGTCCGGTCTTGTGGGTGATGCCCTCGGAACATCTAGCCCGATCATTTACAGAAACCCGCTGGCTTCCGATGGTGGATGATTGCCCAGCCCTAGCCAAAGAAAGGCCCGACAACACCGACAAGATCAAAATCCTAGAGCAACATTTTAAGAGATGCTCGGTGTGGTGGGCGGGAACAAGTGCCTCGGCTCTTTCTAGTCGCTCGATTGCTTTATTGTGCATGGATGAGGTGGACAAGTTTCCAGAGCAAGCGGGGGCGGGGAGAGAGGCGAACCCAGTCCAGTTAGCAGAGGCACGAGTTAGCACCTACCCAAATCATTTAATCATAGCAACCAGCACCCCGACAACTGCCGACTCGATAATCTGGGCTGAATGGCAGAAGGGCGATATGCGTTTTTACTTTGTGCCTTGCCCCCATTGCGGATTAAAACAAAAACTAATTTGGGGACAAGTGAAGTGGGATGAGGCGGCCAAGATAGAAGATGGCGTTTATGATTATGCCCTAGTGAAATCCTCGACCTATTATGAGTGCGAAGGGTGCAAGGGCAAGATTCAAGACGGCCAGAAAACCAAGATGTTGAGAGAAGGGGAGTGGAGGGCAACCAATCCCAAGGGCGAACCAGCCAGACGCTCGTATCACCTAAACGGCTTATATGCCCCTTGGGTATCTTTCGGGAGCTTGGCAGTCAAGTTCCTGCAAGATAAGCACAGCGGTATTATCGGCCTACAAGATTTCGTGAACCGAGTCCTAGCCGAGCCGTGGATGGAACACGAATCAGAAAAGATGCAGATCGTTCCCGGTGCTTACAAGATGGGCGAAGTAAGGATGGGGGATAAGCTGATTATGAGTTGCGACATCCAAGAGGCGGGGGGCTTCCACGCTTGGTGTGTGGTTAGGGCTTGGGATTTGGAGGGCAAACCAAGGCTCGTGTGGGCGGGCAGACTAGAAACTTGGGGCGACATAAAGGCAAAGCAAGATGAGTTTGGCGTTGAGGATAAGTGCGTCTTAATCGATTCGGGCGATCAAACCCGAGATGTATATTTGAATTGTTGCAAGAACGGCTGGGTGGCATTGGTAGGTTCGGACAAGACCAGCTTCTCCGAAATCGTGAACGAGCAGAAGGTTCAAAGGCCATACGCTCGAATCGCAAATGGCGACCCCTTCTCTGGTAAGGCAGTTCAATCCAAGGCGGGGTGGAAGTGGAAGCTCTGCCCGATTTGGAGATGGTCGAACCCATCCATCAAAGACATCCTCTCCCAACTTCTCAAAGAGGAGGGCTTTATCGCCCTAGATACGCCCGATGTTTGGAAGGTTCATATCGAAGCAGAGGTGAAGGTAAGGGTGAAGAACCCGATGACTGGCAGGGAAAGACTTGTGTGGAAGCAAATTGGCAAGCATAATCATTTAATGGATTGCGAATGCATGAACATCGTGGGCGCGGCACTCCACGGACGGCTCAAAGTTTCCCCCGCAAGTTTGACAGAGGAGGTTGAGAATGGCGAAGGGTGATTTCATTGGGCTACCCCTTGCCACCCTAACTTCTCTGCGTGATAAGTATGTGACTTGTCTTGAGGCGATTGCGGTGGCTGGGTCTAGCTATTCGATAGCGGGACGCTCTTTTTCTAGGGCGAATCTTGGGGAAGTTCGTGACACAATCGCAGAGCTAACCCTTGCCATCCAGTCTGTCAACGGCACTCGTATCCGCACGACCTACGCCAACTTCTCGTGAAAAAAGCCCAGCTAAACTTAATCGATAAAGCTGTTGCCTTTCTGAACCCGCAGGGGGCAGTTAATCGGATGATTGCACGGCAGAAGCTAGTCAACTTCTCTTACGATGCGGTCAAATATACAAGGGAACGCAAAGGGCCGAGTTCGCTTTCTGGTGCGGAAGATTATCGTTCTAACTATGACCGAGTGGAGCTGATGAAAAGGGCGAGGGACTTGGCAGAGAATGTTGGCCTTGTTCGCTCCATCCTTATGAAGTTTGCCAGCCATACCGCCGCAAACATTTCCTACCAAGCCCGAACAGAAAACCCCGAAGTCAATACCGAGGTAGAGGCATATTGGGCAGAGTGGTGGGACAAGTGCGACATCTCCACAAGGCACACCGGCTCAACCCTTATGCAGGTGGCGATGATGTCGATGCTACGAGACGGAGATTTTTTGATAGTCCTCGTGAGAGACAAGGACGGCAACCTAAAGATTCAAGGCATTGAGGCAGATAGGTTGGGCGACCCATTCAAGGTTTATACAAGCCTAGATTTGATCGGTGGAATCCATATTGATCGGGATACTGGTGCGCCGAGTGCCTACGATATTTACAATAGAAGCATTGGCGATTTCTACACCTACCAAGCAACCATCCCCGCAAGCCAAGCCTTTCACCTATTCGACCCGCTCCGCATCGACCAGTACCGAGGAATCTCCGCTTTCCATACGGCCATAAATGATTGCACAGACATCTATGATATCGTGAACTTTGAGAAGATGGCGGCACGAGTTGCCTCTTCTCAATCCGCAGTTGTTCGCAGGAATAACAACAATGCCTCCGATCTCTCCACGCTCACAAACGATGAAAATGTTAATGGTGATACTATCAAGCTAGAAGCGATTGAGTCGGGCAAAATCTCCTACCTAGAGCCGGGCGAGGACATAGTGTTCCCCGATGGGCCGAGCCGTCCCTCCGGTGCGTTCGCAGAGTTCCACAAGATTCTCCTCCGCAATATCTGCCTTGGCCTTGGCATCCCTTACAGCTTCGCCGTTGACCCTTCCGCTATGTCTGGCCCGACAGCCCGCCTTGAGATGCAACAAGCAGGGCGCACCTTCCGCAGATACCAGAAGCTACTAGATGATAAAGTTCTTCGACCCATTAAGAACATTGTAATTGCTGACGGAGTTGCAAGGGGATTGATTGAGGAAAATGTTGGGACAAGAACCACCAAGGGCATATTCAATTTCGGGGCGAATGTCTCGATTGATTTAGGGAGAGAATCTGCCTCGGCCATCTCCGAGTTCAAGACCGGCCTCAGAACTGCCGCCGATATTTACGCAGAGAGAGGCCAAGATTTTGAGAGTGCTATGCGACAAAGGGCTATTGAGGCCAAGCTAGTGAAGGATTTGGCTGGCGAGTACGAAGTGTCGGCAGACACGATTTCCGACATCGCCGCAGAGGGATTGACCAGAGATTCACAAAAAGCACAAGCGACCCCAACAGAAGGCGAACAGACACCCGCTGGACAACCTTCGGACGAGGATATGCTTGGCGGTGCTTCGCTCAATGGCGCACAAGTGGCTTCGCTCATCAATGTTATCAATGCCGTGGCTATGGGTGCGGTATCCAAGGAGGGCGCGGTTTCGATTATCACGGCGGCCTTCCCAACCATCAGCCCAGACCAAGCAAGGGCAATCGTCGCTGGGGTCAATATCGGGACAACCATTCCTACGACCAAGGAAGAGAAACAACAGATTACAAAAGACCAAGGCGGGGATACTTCGGGAGGCTCGACCCCCCAAGAACCCACACCAACCCCGCCCGCCCCCCAAGGCACAACTCAAAAAAAAAGTAATTTAGAGATTTTGGAAAGCCTAGACCCAGCATCTATTAAGATGCTGATTGAGGGGATGATGGGCGGGATTGAGTTGGCAAAATATGATGGGATTGATTTTACCCCCCCGCAAGGGGCTAGGGATGCCGCCAAAAGAGCCTTAGATGTTAGAGAGACAAAACCACCCAGCCAAAGGGGAATGACCCCTGTGGGGCTTGCTAGGGCTAGGGACTTGCAGAATGGGGTTAAGATGTCCCCCGACACAATCAAAAGGATGAAAGCCTTTTTCGACAGGCACGAAGTGGACAAGAAAGGCTCAACCTTTGGGGAACAGGGGAAGGGATGGCAGGCGTGGAATGGATGGGGCGGTGATGCTGGCTATGCTTGGGCAAGGAAAGTAGTTGGGCAGATGGAAGCAAGGGATAAGAAAACCGAGTTCGTTGCTGGCAGGGATTGCGGACAAGATGAGGGCGGAACTTTCGGGCCAGATAACAAGTGTGCAGTAGGCTATGGCAGGCCCCCATTTAAGGGGGGCTATACGCCAACTAGACCCGGTGGGAAGATTCCGAGCGATTACAAAAGGCCAACACCGCAAGATAAAGGTTCAGAAGCAAAACAACCCAAAGAACCAAAAGAACCATCTAAACCAAAAGCCTCTTCCGATGGGCATACATACGATAAAGATGGAAATATCGTAATTCCAAAATATCAATTAAGCGATATGCAAAAAGCCGGGAAACGACCAATCCCAAGCAAGGGTGCAAAATTATTTAATGGAAAAGCAGATGCAAGGGACTGGAATCAATATAGAAGCTCACAATTAAAAGCCGACCCAGAGGCCGTGTGGAAAGTTGGGGAAGTCAAAATAAAGGGCGAAAATCTTGACTTCAAAACTTGGAATGAAAGAATTAGCAACGATGTCGCCTCACATCAAGTAAAGGATGATTTTAAGGGCGATCAATACTTTAAAATAAACACAACCCCAGAATCCAAGACCTCACAAACACTGTTAAAAGTATTTGGAAAACAAGCTCCACACAAACAAAAAGAAGATATGTGGAGGGGCTTGGCATTTGAGACAAAGGAAGAAACAGATAATTTTATTAAAGGCATATCTGGCGGTATGGCTTTAAATAGAACGCTTACATCGTTTAGTCCAGATCAAAATGTAGCAAGCAAATTTACAGCGGGAGCAAAGGGTGGTAACTTGTATTTGAGGCTAACAAAAAGCAAATCCTTGAGACAATTCGACGCATCTAAATCACTTGGCGAACGAGAATTTGTGTTGCCATACAAATCAAGAATCCGTATGGTTGGACAACCAAAACAAGTACAATATAGAAAGAACGGCCCATTTTCGACTGTTGTAGATGTAGAGGAATACTAAAATGGAAAGCAAGGATTATGGCAGTCGGATATCTGATACATTTGGATTTGAGCCAATCAAGGCAGAATCCGATGGCGATAAGCAATCTAAACGACTAGCCCGACCAGTCTCCCAAACCCCAGCCCCTCCCAAGGAACGAATCAAAGGCTCAAAGGAGAACCCCGAGGGAACGGCATCTACTAGAAGCAAGGCTGGCGACATAGAGATTTCAGAGCAGAACGAAGAAGCCCTCAAGAACAAGATTGCCGAGTTCAAAGATAAGCACCCCTCAAGGAAAGCCCCCTCCCTTGGAGCATTGAAGAAAGTGTTTAGAAGGGGAGCGGGTGCGTTCTCGACCAGTTTCCGACCCACCATCAGCGGGGGCAAGCCCAACTCAAGGAACGCTTGGGCGATGGCTAGGGTGAACAAGTTTCTCAAGATGGCTGGTGGCGGTGAGGTCAAGAAGTCATATCGAGCGGCAGACGGCGATCTCCTTTGACATAACCTCGATGCTTTATGCCCCTACCCATTCCCTCCTCTGACGAATCAGAGCAAGACTTTGTTTCCCGCTTTATGGGAGACGAGCAAGCCATCGGCGACTTTCCAGACGATCAGCAAAGGGCGGCGGTTGCCTATTCCACCTACCGGGACGAGGAGATGGAGGAAATGGAACTAGGGGGAGTGAGTATTTTGGAGGTGGGAGAGGCTAAAGGACACGACCTTTTCGTGGATAAGACCAGCCTAGCGACTGCCCTCAAACTTATGCAGAGTGCCAAGAATGGAACGAAGGCAAAGATGAATCATGGCTCTGGATTGGAGGCCGTCGTAGGTTTTTTAAGGAATCCCCGCATTGAAGGGGAAAAGCTAGTGGCCGACCTTCGCCTACTCCGTAACTCCCCTCACTACGGCCTAATCAAAGAGATGGCCTCCGAAGCCCCCGACCAGTTCGGCGTTTCCCTAGCCTTTGTGAATGAATCCGAGACCATCAATGGCAAGGATTATATTCGCCCCCAGAGCATCGCCTCTGCTGATTTAGTTTCCAGCCCAGCCGCCACGAATGGATTATTCGAGGAGATGGTGAAGTTTATGGAAAAACTCGGTTATGTTCAGGGAGGCAAGAGCATCCCAGCCGTAGCCAAAGAAGCCGTGGAGGAAGCTCCACTTGACAAAAAGGACAAATCAAATATGGAAAACACAGATTATAAAAAAGATATGGACGAAGTAAAAGTTCGTCTCGCCGCCTTGGAAGAGGCGATGAAACCCAAAGAAGAAGTCAAGAAAGAGGAGATGAAGTCTGAGGAAGCTCCCAAGATCGTCATCGAAAAAGAGGACGATGAAGAGGACAATACCGAGGAGATGAGTGCGGTTGTGAAGAAAGTTCTCACCGAGTTCGGCATTAAGCCCATCCCCGCCTCCCCTTCAATCGAAGTTCCTTCCGAGAAAAAGGAAGAACCAAAAACTTTTGAAGCACTCGTGGCCGCCCATAGCGACTACGGAACAAGCAAGCTCAAGGC